TTTGGATTCCAAGGTAGAAGTTTATCTAAGAATTCAAAAGTAAAATACATAACAATTATTTTAGATGATTCTATACCTAAAATTTATGGTCTCGATGGAATAGATTGGTCAAAAAATGTTTATGTAGTGGAAGGACCTATTGATAGCATGTTTATCCCAAATGCTATTGCTATGGTCGGTGCAGATGTAAACATTTCTCAAATTCCAGATAGGAAAGATATTGATTACATTTTTGTGTATGATAATGAGAAACGGAATAAAGAAATAGTAGACAGAATGCAAAAAACTATTTCTCAAGGGCATTATATTGTAATTTGGCCAAATGACTTGAAAGAAAAAGACATTAATGATATGATCTTAGCAGGACTTCCTGTTGAGGAAATTATAAAAGAAAACACTTTTATGGGATTAGAAGCAAAAGCAAAACTTATCGGATGGAAAAGAGTATGAGCAATGGAACTAAAGTACTGAAGAGAAAAGGTCACACTGAACCACTTGACCTGAATAAGATTCATACGATGGTTGAGGAGGCATGTAGAGACCTTTCAGGAGTTTCTGCATCTCAAGTAGAAATGCAATCTGGGATTCAATTTTATGATGGGATTTCTACACAAGAAATTCAAGAGATTCTGATCAAATCTGCGTCTGATTTAATTGATTTGGACAATCCAAATTATCAATTTGTTGCGGCAAGACTTTTGCTATTTTCTCTCAGAAAGTCACTTTACGGAAAAATTAAAGATCACCCCTCATTCTTTGATCACATTGTAAAGTGTGTGGGAGTTAATGTGTATGATACAGAGATTTTAGAAAAGTATACTGAAGATGAACTCAATAAACTTGGCAATTATATTGACCATGATAGAGATTATCTCTTCACCTATGCTGGATTGAGACAAGTTGTGGATAAGTATCTAGTTCAGGACAGAAGTACTGGGAAAGTTTACGAGACACCACAATTTGCTTATATGATGATTTCGGCAACAATGTTTGCAAATTATCCTCAAAGTACTCGTCTTTCTTATGTTAGAAAGTATTATGATGCTATTTCAAAACACAAGATTAATATCCCAACTCCAATTATGGCAGGAGTAAGAACTCCTACTCGTCAATTTGCATCATGTACTCTGATTGATGTTGATGATACTCTGAATAGTATTATTGCATCTGATGGTGCAATGATGAAATACGTTGCAGGACGTGCTGGAATTGGTTTGAATATTGGTAGACTTCGTGCAATTAATAGTAAAATTCGTAATGGTGAAGTTGTTTCTACTGGAGTAATTCCATTCCTTAAAAAATTTGAAAGTTCATTAAAATCATGCCACCAAGGTGGTCTACGTCAAGGAAGTGCTACTGTTTATTTTCCAATTTGGCACAAAGAAATTGAAGAAGTTATTGTTTTAAAAAACAATAAAGGAACCGAAGATAATCGTGTACGTAGACTAGATTATAATATTCAATTATCTAAAATTTTCTATGAAAGATTCATTCAAAATAAGGAGATTACATTATTTTCTCCGCATGATGTCCCTGGACTTTATGATTCTTTCGGAACAGATTTATTTGACGACCTCTATATTCAGTATGAAAAAGATTCGTCCATTCCGAAAAAAACTGTCAAGGCACAAGAACTCATTCTTGATCTCCTCAAAGAACGTGCTGAAACGGGTCGTATCTATTTGATGAACATTGATCATTGTAATTCTCATAGTTCTTTCAAGGATAAGGTTAATATGAGTAATCTTTGCTGTGAGATTACTCTTCCTACTAAACCAATTCAACATATTGATGATGAAGATGGTGAAATTGCATTGTGTATTCTTAAAGCACTAAATGTTGGAAAAATTAAATCTGATGAAGAACTGGAAGAGTTATGTGATCTTTGTGTCAGAACTCTTGATGAATTGATTGAGTATCAAGAATATCCAATCAAGGCTGCAGAGATTGCTACAAAGGCACGTAGAACACTTGGAGTTGGTATTATTGGACTTGCTCACTATCTTGCTAAATTGGGATACAATTATGATCAACCTGAGGCATGGAGTGCAGTTCATGGTCTTTCTGAGAGTATTCAATACTATCTCCTGAAGGCATCAAATCAACTTGCTAAAGAAAAAGGTAAGTGTGATTATTTCCATAGAACTAAATATGCAGATGGAATTCTTCCAATTGATACTTATAAGAAAGATGTTGATGAGATTTGTAATGATCCACTTCAGCACGATTGGGAAGAACTTCGTCAGAATATTTTGACAGATGGACTAAGGCATTCTACTCTTACCTGTATCATGCCTTCTGAAAGTAGTTCAGTGACTTCAAATGCAACCAATGGAATTGAACCTCCTCGTGGATATCTTTCCATTAAAAAGTCTAAAAAAGGACCTATCAAACAAGTAGTTCCCCAATATACTACTTTGAAAAGTCATTACACTTTGCTTTGGGACATGAAAAATAACAATGGTTATTTTAATATTGTTTCAGTAATTCAGAAGTTTTTTGATCAGGCAATTAGTGCTAATTGGAATTATAATCCAGAGCATTATCCAAACAATGAAGTGCCTATGAGTGTAATTGCTCAAGATTTTCTGAGGGCATATAAGTATGGTCATAAGACTGGTTACTATCAGAATACATATGATGGTAAGAGTGATGAACCTAAAGAAGATAATAATGAAATTCAAAATCTTATTGATGAAATTTTAAACAGTGATGATGAAGAAGCTTGCGATAGTTGTACAATCTAAGGAGAATTAAATGGTAGAAGGGATGACAGTCTTTAATACAAATCAAGTAGATACACTTAAACAACCAATGTTTTTTGGTGCTCCTTTAGGAGTTCAAAGATATGATACTTATAAGTATCCTGAATTTGATAAACTCACTCAACAACAACTTGGATTCTTTTGGAGACCTGAGGAGGTTTCTTTACAAAAAGATCGTTCTGACTACCTTACACTTCGTCCAGAACAAAAGCATATCTTCACTTCCAATCTAAAGTATCAGATCCTCCTTGATAGTGTTCAAGGTCGTGGACCTGGTATGGCATTTATCCCATACTGCTCTCTTCCTGAATTGGAGGCAGCAATGACAGTATGGGAATTTATGGAGATGATTCACAGTAGGTCATATACCTATATAATTAAAAATGTATATGCAGATCCTTCAGTAGTATTTGATAAAATCATTACTGATGAAATGATCTTGGAAAGAGCATCCTCTGTGACATCATCATATGATGACTTTATCAATTCTGCTCAACAATATGGAACTTCCAACACTTGGAGGTTTGCAAATGAAGGGGTTGATTTGGGTAAAACCGAAAGAATCGAATTAAAGAGGAAACTTTACCGTGCAATTGCCAATGTCAATATTCTCGAAGGTATCAGATTCTACGTCTCTTTTGCTTGCTCGTTTGCGTTTGGTGAACTCAAGCTTATGGAAGGATCCGCTAAAATTATCTCTTTCATCGCAAGAGATGAAAACCAACATCTTACACTTACTCAAAAAATTCTGACTAAGTGGGCTCAGGGTGATGATCCAGAAATGCAAGAAATTGCTAAAGAAGAAGAATCTTATGTCTATAAAATGTTTGAAAACACTGTAAACGAAGAAAAACGTTGGGCAGAATATCTGTTCAAGGATGGATCGATGATAGGCCTCAATGATAAACTTCTTTGGATGTATGTGGAATGGATTGCTAATCGTCGCATGAAATCAATTGGACTAAAACCAATGTTTGATATTCCAGCTAAAACCAATCCACTCCCTTGGACTGAACATTGGTTGAATAGCAAAAATATGCAAGAAGCTCCAATGGAAACTGAAAAAGAAAGTTATTTGGTAGGGGCAATTAAACAAGATATTGAAACTAATGCCTTTGCGGGATTTAGTTTGTGATAAAAGAGGGGTAATAACCCCTCTTTTTTTATGAAAAAGATAAATAAAAATAAAGATCTTTTTATATTAATGGATAAATCACAAAATATTTACGAAGCTTATCTTCAGGTTTATTCAGAAGGTATTGCATCAGAACATCCTGATATTTCTGGACAGAAGGAATTTGCCAAAAAGGCAGATGAAGAACTTGCACGTAGAAGAAAGGAAAGAGCAAAAAAATCGGGACCTCAACTTCCTAAGTTTTTAAAAACTAAGAAGGGTATTCAAATCGAAGAAAAGGATCATGAGTACTCAATGGCTCGAACTGAACTTCATAAAATTGATGGTGCAGTTAAAAAACTTCGTAAAAAATTAAAAGGTGAAGGTAATATTGAAGCTTGGGTGCAATCTAAAATTACGAGAGCAGCAGATTATTTAGATTCAGCATCAACTTATATTGAGAGTGGTGAGCACGATCATATTGAAGAAGATATTATGCTTGAAAGAGAAATGACTCCTTCTGAAGTTAGAAAGGAGAAAAGACTTAAAGGTAAATATGATGATAGTGGAATGAAGAAAAGTATGATTGATCAATATGGGGAAGAAAAAGGAAAGCAAGTATATTTTGCAACTATCCGTAAGCAAGCAATGGCAAACTCATTTGAACCAGAAGGTGAACAACTTGATGAGAATCCACTGGTCGGATTAGGACTTCGTGCAGGTGCTGCTGCACTTGGAGGTTATCTAGCAAGCAAGGGCATGGAGGCAGCAAAGAAAAAAGTAGATTCTACAATTGATAAAGCAAGAAAAACTTCACCTATTGGTGGTGAGAGATATTCTTCACAATTAAATCAATTAAAGCAATCAATTGATTATGATGGTGAAACCTTAGAAGAGAAAAAACTTTCAAGAACTGAAAGAAGAGAACAAAATCAAGGTAAAAAGAAAAAAGGTGGTGCAGTTCATGCTTACGATATGGACGAAACTTTGTTTGGTCATGACCATT